ATCATCTGCCCAACCCAGAAACTGAAAGGGATATAGTTGACGTATTAAAAGGAATAGAAAAAGCACTACTAAGTATTAATCAAAAATTAAAATAAAATGGCCCAAAGCGTATTAGTCATAGCTGACTCAGGGACTGGGAAGTCCACATCAATTAGGAAATTAGATCCTAAAGAAACATTTATAATTAACATTGCAAATAAACCTTTACCTTTTCAAGGATGGAAAAAGAATTATACTATGATTTCTAAAGAGAATTCAAAAGGTAACATGACATCTGCATCATCTGCTCCAGGTATTATGAAAGCAATGCAACATGTTAATGATAAAATGCCACATATTAAAACGTTAGTCATAGATGACTGGCAGTATATGTCTAGCTTTGAATATTTTGATAGAGCAAATGAAAAAGGATATGATAAGTTTACTCAGATTGCAGCTAACTTGGCACAGGTTGCTAAGATGCCTAAAGATATGAGAGAAGACTTAACTATATTCTTCTTAACTCATTCAGAAGAAACAACAGATGTAAATGGACATAGAAAAGTTAAAGCTAAAACTATAGGTAAGATGATAGATAATACATTAACTTTGGAAGGTCTTTTCTCTATAGTATTATTTGGTAGAGTAAAGAAAACTGAGGATGGCCTAGAATATGGGTTTGATACAGAAAATAATGGAGAGAACACATGTAAATCTCCAATGGGAATGTTTAAAGATTCCTTTATAGATAATGATCTACAACTAGTAAAGAGTTGTATAACAGAGTATGAACAATAATCAATTAATTAATAATAAAAAAAAGAAAGTATGTTAAGTACAAAAGACATGTCCGTTGGGAGCGGCAAAGCAAGACCTTTAATGGGTCCAGGTAACGCAGTAGTAAGGATTAATTCTATTAGTCTTGATCAAACACCTTATGATTCAAATGCATGGAACTTGAATCTGCATATGGAAACAGAGCCAATCACTGGTGAATTTGAAGGTTTCTTTAGAGATAAGAACAATGAATCTATGGGTAGATATGAAGGACAAATTGGTAGAGTGAGAACATCTCCATTTCCATATAAAGATACTACATTACCTAGTGGTAGAGAGATCAGTAGAGATCAAGAAATTCTTAAGTCTATGATATTCCTTGGTGAAGTATTAGGTAAGAGAGATGCATTAGATGCTATAGAAGCAGATACAATTGAAGAGTTTATAGATCAATGTAATACATTATTTTCTAATAGTGATTTCTTTAATGTATGTTTAGGATCTAGAGAGTGGGAGAATAAAGAAGGTTATACTAATAATGATTTATATCTTCCTAAGTTATCTAAAGATGGTGTTCCTATGGAGGCTAAGGATACTGAGAACTCTAGACTAATTGAGTTTAATGCGGGTACCCATGTTAAACCAGTAGTTAAGAAAGATCCACCAGCTAATGGTGAGGTTAAGAAGTTTGAGCCAGCATCTACTGGAGCTTCTGACTTTAATTTGTAATATATAAATTAGTTATAAAGGTTGTTGAATGGCGTAAATCCAGACGTGGTTATATCAACATTAAACTATCCTAATGCACTTGCGTAGCCAAGGACTAGGCCTCACTATAACTATATAAGATTATGATTAGTACAAAGAACTTTATAAGTAAACATAATGAAATAAGAAGTTGCTGGGTCTTCCAACATTATCTCACGTTACCTGAGAAATTAACGGGTCAAGATCTACAAGTAAAATCTGTATTTAATCCATCTGAAAGGACTCCTAGTATGTTTATATATTTAGATCCTTCTTGTATGGAGTATAAATTTAAAGATTTCTCCACTGGTAAACAAGGTAGTAAAGTTGATATAGTATGTGAACTATATGGCCTCAATTATTCTCAAGCATTGTTTAGAATAACTGAAGATTATAATAAGCATGTTTTAAACAATGACTTTTGGGATGACTTTGAAGATGAATATAAACCTGTTGCAAAATATAAGGTAGATTATATTCATGAGAGAGCGTGGAATGAATCAGATGCTGAGTATTGGTTACCGTATAATATTGGTACCTCATTGTTAGAGGAATATAACGTTAAACCAATTGAATATTATAACATGGTTAAAGATTCAGAAGATGGTATTAGTTCTCTTAAGATTAAGAATCCTTTAATGTATGCATATTATAATGCGGATGGTAAATGTTATAAAATATATCAACCAAAGCAGCAGAAACATAAGTTCATAAAAATAGAATCACATCTACAAGGATTAGATCAGCTAAAGTATGATAAAGATTATTTAATAATATGTTCGTCACTTAAAGATGCAATGTGTTTAAAATCATTTAACTTTGGTGTTGATGTTATAGCTCCTGACTCAGAGAATACTATGATTAAACCATATGTAATGCAAAATCTCTTGGCCAAGTATAAAAAAGTATTATCTTTGCTGGATAATGATGAAGCGGGTCATGAAGCAATGCATAAATACAAGGTAATGTATGCGTTGACACCCATTCACCTTAAGTCTGAGAAAGATCTATCGGATGCAGTTAAGTTATACGGAGCAAAAGAGGTTGAGCCAAAACTTTTTAAACTATTGAAAGATTCTATATGAATAAGTGGATAATACCAGGTAACGTACCAAGTTCTAAGAACAGTAGACGGTGGACGGGAAAGTATTTTATAGCAAGTAAGACTGTTATGAAGTATAGAAAAGATACATCTAATATCTATAAGAAACACGCTGCTAGCTTTGCTAAAGAACTTGCTAAGTATCAACTACCTGTGTATGTGCACTTTACGTTCATAAGAGGGACCCGTCACAAGTTTGATTACATTAACCCTGCACAAACAGTGCAAGATGATATGGTCAAAAACGGTTGGATGGAAGATGATAATTGTGATAATATTATACCTTGTTTTGAAGAGTATGAATATAATAAAGAGAACCCTGGAGTAATAATAGAATTAAAAGATGGAAGAAATAAAAGAAAAGATTGAAATAACTGAAGAAATATTTAATAATGTAGTAGAAATGATGAAGTCCTCCAATGAAGAGGACTTTTTTATTGCATTAAATAGCTGGCAATGTTTAAAGCCATCACTATTATTAAATATATTCTTATATAAATTTTTAGATATAAAGAGTAGAGTTAGATTTAATGACCACATGACTAACAATACTGCAAATAGAATTAGAGATTGGGTTTATTTAAGAGAAGACATATATAATAGTAAAGGTCAACTACTACCTACAGTATGGGACCATATGAATCATATGCATACAACTGAGTTAGAAAAAAGTTTGTATGAAAGGATATGTAAAGAAACTATTGATTGTTCTCTAGAATTATTAGATATAAAACCTATAATAAAATCCTATGATATTAAATTAAATTGGTCACAAACAAAATAAAAATATGAACGTATTAGAAAAACTATCTAAGGCTGCAAAGACCCTAATGTTAACAGAACCATTCTATGGTTACTTTCTCATAGGTCTAAATAAAAAAATTAATAAACATATACCAACAGCCGGTGTTTGTAAGAATGGTATAGGTGTACAACTTGCCGTAAATCCTGACTTTTATTTAAATTTAAATAATAAAGAACAAATAGGTATACTTAAGCATGAACTGCTTCATATATCATTTGGGCATCTAACACTAAGGGATCTATATTCTGATCCTAAACTGTTTAATATAGCAGCAGACTTAGAGATTAATCAGTATATAGATGAAGATCACTTACCTGAGGGCGCATTATTATTAAGCACCTTTCCTGAATTAGAATTAGAAAAAAGAAAAGGAACAAAATATTACTATGATAAGTTACAAGAAGCAAAGGAAGACGGTACTTGTCCTAGTTTAGAGAATCTTCTTAAACAAATGGATGGCACTACTCAATATGATCATATGACATGGGATGAGTTTGATGAACTATCAGAAGCTGATAAGAGACTTATTGAAAAACAAGTTGAACATCAGTTGAGAGAGACTAATGATACTACAATTAAAAGACATGGTCATATACCTGGGGAGTTAGCTGATATTTTAGAAAGAATATTAAATCCT